GTCCTTATGGACAACGCTTGATGCCGTAAGCATCGATGGTGGTAACCCACCCGTTGCCGACTAGCGCCCGGCTGCCACAACGAGCTACGCGTCGTCAAACGCGTTCGGTTTTGTTGGTTGACACCCAACGGTCAGCTGATGTTCGGCTGGTCACCGACAGCTGGCACAATCCGACCCGCTTAGGAGGTGTTCCGTGCAATTGCACGCGAGGGCCGGGATTGAATGTCTCGGTAAGTACCTCAGTCCGGGCAATCAGGAAAGGATTGAACGGGCACTCGCCACGCTCAGCAAGGCCGTAGAAGTAGTCGCTGTGGATTACTCCATGGAGAAGGCGCTTGGCGACCTAGCATCTGGGCTCGTACCGGAAAGGGACAATCGGAGTGTCACCGACCCTGAATGGGTGGAAAAGGGCATTGCCACCTACGGCTGTCCAATTCACGCCACCACCGCAGGTACAGAGTCAATCTTCACCGTCAGTGGATACGGACCATGTTCGTGTCGCAGAAACACCCGCATTCGTAGAGCCGGTGGAGTTGGAGGACGACGAAGCAGTCGTAACAACCAACAAGGGAACCACCAAGCTCAAAGTGACGTCAGACGCGCCGCTGGACTCGTACAGCATGCTGCTGATGACGCTCTCGAATCTGACAGGGGAACTCCACGAGCCCTTGCGGGACTACGAGATTCAGCTCCGACCACGGATGGTTTTGGACCCTACTCTTCCGAGAGTTACAAAGCCGCCGTTCGTAGCGTCTACCGTACTGCAGGTGCTAAAGGTAGAGGGAAGCTCCCTCTCTCAGTTGATGCGGTCGTGGAGAAGAACATTCTTCACAACAGCTACGCTGGGGCTCCTTTGTTCCGTCGCAATAGCGATGTCCTTGCCCAAGGCGCGCGACTTGCGCGAGGTATCATTGATGGCAAACGCGGTTTTGACCCCTACGTATTTGGTCGTCGCGTTCAGCCTGGGTCTGCTGGTCCAAAGACTCGCCTCGTATGGATGGCGCCGTTGCCTACGACGATTGTCGGCACGCGTTACAGTAAACGAGTCATGGAAGCACTTTCTCGGACGAGACCGTTCGTCTGGGGAACACGTGGTTTCGAAAGAGGAGCAATCGTCAGCGAGTTGGAAACGAGATTCCAATATGTATACTCGCTAGACTTCTCTAAATTTGACTCAACTGTTCCAGCTCGCATGATCGATGACGCGTTCCGCGTGGCACGGACGCATCTAGATCTTGATGAGAAGGAGCTTGACGTGTGGAGAAGGTACGTAAACGACTTCATCCACTCTCGTATCATCGCTCCAGACGGCAATGTGTATCAGAAACACAAAGGTGTGCCCTCGGGCAGCGCTTTCACCTCGGTCATCGACTCAATTGTGAATCTGATCCTTGTGTCGTACATGTGGCATAGGCTCACAGGACACGAGCTACCACATGATCGGGTGTTGGTGATGGGTGACGACGTCATCATTGGCAGTAACACCAGGCTGGAAAAGTCACAGCTTGCTTCTGCCGCATCCGAACTGGGATTTGCGCTCAGTATCGAGAAAACCGAAATTGTGCGCGCGTCCGATGAGACCACGGATTTTCGTACACACACGCACTTCCTTGGTCATTACTGGCTCCATGGTATGCCCCGCAGGCCAGTTTTTGAGCTGGTTCAGCGCGCTGTTCTGCCTGAGCGCCATAGGCGGCGTGCAAGGTATGAATGGGTGGTGCGCCTTCTTGGGTACGCGATGACTTCGCGTGAAGGTTTATCCATGCTACACCAGGTGTTTCCCCACCAAGATTCGTTGCAAACATACTTGCTTGCATCGGATAAGGCGAAGGAGCTAGGCTGGGATGAAGACGACGTACTAGAGGATGTTGACCTACCAGGTCAGCTGCGCTTTAGGCGTAGGGTCGAGGGCGAAGAGGTCGATCTGACACCCGCCAGGGTCACTGGTGGACTGTTCGGCCGCTGGACCTGAGATCCCGCAAGAGAG